GGAATGAAACGCAGTTTTAACAATTTGCATTGCCATAGTAATCTGGGAAGTATGCTCGACTCTTTAGCCGATGTGGATGAGCTTTTTGATAGGGCGAAAGAATTAGGACAGGACTCGATTGCTATTACCGACCACGGCACTATGGCGGCACACTTCGACGCATTCAAGGCTTACAAGAAAACTGGTGTTAAATTTATACCAGGTTGTGAGCTTTATTTTGTGAATTCGTTCGATTTTATTCAGGAAGAAGGTGCAAAAAAGAAGAGACACGAGCGTTCAAAGCATTTGGTTACACTTGCTATGAATCACAACGGATATAAGAATATTTTGAAAATGAATTATAAGGGATTCGAACATTGTGTTATTAATTTCGGCAGGATGTATCCAAGAATAGATTGGAAAATTATAGAAGAGCATTCCGATGATGTAATTTGCACTTCTGCCTGTATCAATGGCCCGATAGCTAGACTTATAACTCAGGACAAATATGACGAGGCGATTGAGATAGCACAAAGATTTTTAGACATTTATGGCGATAGGTTTTTTATAGAATTACAACCACATTTGTTAAAAGATGGAGAAATTGATCAAGATGCGGTCAATAGAAAACTATTATCAATTGCTGAAAAATTTGGAATACCATATATAGTAACTAATGATATTCATTATCTTACTAAACAGTCTGAAAAATATCATGATATATTGCTTGCCCTAAAAGATAAAAAGGAGTTAAACGACCCTTCGCGTCACAGATATGGAATAGATGAGTTCTATGTAAAAAGCAGTGATGAGGTGTATGTTTTTATGGCAAATCATTACGGCAAAGATGTCGCTGATATGGCCATTGAAAACACGATTAAAATCTCGGAAATGTGTGAGGCACCTGACTATTTAGAACCAAAGGGGAACCATCTTCCTATATTTTTAGCTTCTGAAAGTACCGATTATGCTGATTTTTTGGAATGGAAGCAGAAAGTTAAATTGCCAATTGAACTTCCAGAAGATGCTGCATTTATGAGGTTTAAGTGTGTAAGGGGCTTTCAACAGAAATTTTCGCAGTTGTCAAACACCCAAATAGAAGAAAGGATGAAAAGACTTCAAAATGAGTTGAAGATCATTGAGAAAAATAGATTTTCTTCATATATGCTGGTTGTGGCTGATTTTATAAGTTGGGCTAAAAATAATGGGATTCTTGTTGGAGTTGGTCGTGGCAGTGTAGGTGGTTCTATGATAGCATATCTGCTTGGCATCCACGGCGTTGACCCATTAAAATATGGATTGTTGTTTGAGCGTTTTCAAAACGCTGAGAAAAAGGCCCTGCCTGACATCGACACAGATTTTACTTCAGCTGGTCGTGATTTAGTTCAAACTTATGTAAAGGGCAAGTATGGTACGGATCATTGTGCTCATGTTTCTAATATAAATACTTATACGCCAAAGAATGTTATTCCTGATCTTGTAAAGACGATGCGCAATGAGATTCCAAATTTAATTCCCGAAGGTACTAACTATGTGAAAGTGTCAGATGCAATAAAGGAGGCAATTCCTGATGTAGACGAAAGTGGCGACAAAATCAAGACACTTGAATCAGCTATAGCGTTATCTCCAAAACTTAGGACATTTGCGCAGGTTAGTCCAGAACTTATGGAATATGCTGATGTTTTTATAGGTCTGCCAAAGGAATATTCTACACATGCTGCTGGTATGGTAATATCGGACATACCAATTGTTGAATTTGCTCCACTCAGGGTTGATAAAAGTGGTAACACGGTGACACAATATGAAAAAGAAAGGTGTGAGGCAATTGGTCTTGTAAAGATGGACTTTTTGGCAATTTCGACGCTTGATGTAATTGATGAAACGCTGAAAAATATTGAGCGATTGGGGATTAAAGATGGCCCAAAATCAATGGATGACATTCCATTGGATGATAAAGAAACATACGAAATGATCCAACAGGGACAGACCAGATGTGTTTTTCAGCTTGGAAAGTCTACAATGATGGCCACATTATGTAAACACATTAAACCGAAAAATATTTTAGATATTGCGGTTGTGAATGCGCTTGGCAGACCATCTTCTACTAATGAACGACAAGAATATATAGACAGGAGGTTTGGAAAAAAGAAAGTTGTATACCTGCATCCGAGTTTGGAATGTTTGAAGGAAACATATGGCTTGTGTATTATGGAAGAACAGCTAATGGGTGTTGCGAAAGATGTTGCTGGATGGGATTTAAACAAGGCAGATGGACTTAGAAAGCTTACCAAACTTAAGGCAAAAGGAAAGGATTTAGCATTAAGGCTTGAGGTAGAGTTTATTGAAGGTGCCATAAAGACCCATAGTATGGAGTATGAACTTGCCAAAAAGATATGGGATGAGGTAGTAGGCAAGTTTTCTGGATATGGCTTCAACCTATCCCATGCTGTATTCTACTCTATAAATGGTTATTTCACCGCTTACCTAAAAAGACATTATCCAGCAGCTTTTCTAGCAGCCAATTTGAAGGTTAAGACGGAACGGGGTGGCGTTACCAAAGATGAGGAAATCACTGCGGCTAAGATTGAATGTCGTCGCTTAGGCATCAAGATTATCCCGCCAGATATCAATAAGAGTAGCGCTAATTATGAAATCTTAGATGACAAAACTATCGTTATGGGATTCGCGGCCATCAAGGGGCTTGGAGAGAAAGCGCTTGATGAGTTAGTAACTAAGCAACCATTTCATTCATTTGTTGATTTTCTTGATCGCACAGATGCGAGAATAATAAACAAGAGCAAAATGGAAGTTCTTTCTAAGGCCGGCAGTTTCGACTCTTTTAAGATTACTAGGAAAGACGCCTGCGAAAACGGGAAAAAGACTAGGGATAGGATGGTGCAGTTTATAAAGCGTCGCCTAAAGGATGGATATGACAGTATGATGGCGCTAGAGGAATTTCCATTAAATCTATCAGGACAGAAATGGAGCAAACCAGAGCTATTAAAGTATGAAATGGAGGTATTGGGAGAGTTGGTGTCGGGTAATCTTGGTGATCTATTTCCAGGATTTTTCACTGGATATAATGTAGTACCATTATCTAGGTTAAAGAAATTACCAGACAGACACGAAGTGGCGGTTGAAATACTAATTAAATCTGTTTTTAGGGAGTTTAAGATTAAAAAAACAGGTAAGTATTATGGGAAAATGATGATTAAGTATTTTGTTGAAGATATGCATGGATCTGAAAATGAGCTTACGGTATGGCCTACAGAATATGAAAGGATGAAGAAATTAATTGGAGATGGTGGAATTCCCATTCGAGCATTATGTCAAATCAGTGAATTTAATGGTAATAAGACGCTAATGCTTAGAGAGTTGATAGAAGTATACAAGCCTCCAAAAACTCCTTGACAATCTGCTAATAACATCTAAATTATTATCTGAGAGGACATAAACATGCAGTGCATTAGTTGTAAGGTTGAAATTTTGTCCGCTTTTAAACATGCAGTGTCTAAAAATGAATGTCCAGCATGTGGCGGGCAAATACTAGATGAGGAGTCACTTGCTCTAATTGAGGATGTTGAACGAACTATTTCTGCCGAAGTTTCATTGCGTGAGGGAACTGCTAATAAGTTGGCCGTAACCCTTGTTACAAGATATGATATGGCTATGAAATCAGATTCCGTAACAATTACAAAGACAAAACGACAAGATGCGGTAAAGGTTGCTCCACCAAGTATGATGCGGCAGGTAGTAGCTGATGAAAGTATAATACAATCTGCAGATGCAAATATAGTAAAAATGGCTGATTTTCCTGAAACCATTTCTGACGCTGAAAGAGATCGGATTATGGCAGAAGTAGTAAGTAAGCGGTATGGTATGGTAGATGGAATTACAACTAGCGATTCTGGTTTTGAAGAAGATGTTTCAGGTCTTGTTGACCCTTCTACAATAGCAGCGTCGTCAATTTTTACAGAAGGGGCGACAATTCCTGTGCTTGAGAAAGAACGATTATTGCGTCTTGCAAAACAACAACAAGCTTTAAAATCTGGATCCGGATTTTTCCGGCGTTGAGGATGATATGTTAGTAATAGTGGATTACAAAAAACTAGAAATGATCGAAGAGGAGAAGGCCTACTACGATAAAATTGTTGAGGAATTTTCCAATGGTAGTTATTCTGGAAAGGAGCAATTTAGAGATGTATTTGATGTTGATGCGGATGGATGTATTTCTATGATCCGCCCACCATTAAAAAAGGAAGTAGCTTGGGTTGTATTAGTGTTTTTACAGAATTTAATGCTTAATCAGCGTCTTAGACGCATGGAACAGTGGTGTAAGGAGAGTTTTAATGGCAGATAGGGTACTTACCGTAAGAGATATGCTTGATTTGGATACTTTCGACCCTATGAATATAGATATGTCAGAATTCAGTCAATTGTCTGAAAGTATGCCCCGTGATGCTAATATAGACATTGCTGTTGCAGAAAAGCTAGCTTCACAATATCTTAGGTCTGCCGATAGGTGTAGTGAAATTCTTTCAACATTAGTGTTTTATGAGCAAAAAGCTAAGAATAACAAAAATATGGTCAGAGCTAGACTTTATTTAAGGGCGAAAGATGAGGGTCATAATACAGTTGCCGAAAGAAATGCGTATGTAGAAAGTCATGATAGTTATCTTGAAGCATTAGAATTACATGCAAGGATCCAGGCAGTGAAGACTCTTTTCGAACTAAAGCATGAAAGTTACTTAAATGGACATCGTTTTATGAAGGATAAGTTTAAGAGCGAACAGAGACACCTACAACTTTCTGGATTCTCAGAAACAGCGGGTTCTGGTGAAAAGCCTTTTGGCGAAAGGGAATGGTGAAAATTCAATTTAACGATAGACCACATTGTAGACGGCATTAATTGCAGAAATGAAATTTCCCAGAATGCACATTGTGCTAAATGGGACAAATAACAAGGAGGACAAAATGGCCGAAGTAAAATATGGACAACTTGAGAGCTGGGACGATGGGGATACTTCCACACCGAACGACTTTATGAGACTGCAAGAGGGTGATAATCAAGTAAGAGTGTTGACTACACCCTATCAGTTTGTCGTACATTGGGTACAGGACACTTCTGGAGCCAATAGGAAGATCCGCTGTGCTCTTAAGAATTGTCCGCTGTGTAAGAGGATGGTGAAGGGTCAATATCGTTGGTTTGTTGGTGTATTGGACAGGAAGAGTGGTCTTCCGAAGATTCTTGAGATCTCCCAACAGATCTATAATGGCATCAAGAAGTATGTCAACAATCCAGAGTGGAGTGCATTTTATCAGCACGATTGGGGCAAGGTAATGGCATATGATGTCACTGTTCAGCGTGGCCCGAAGGGAACCAATCCCCTTTATACCGTTCTTCCCAGTCCTAGGCAGAGAGACCTCAATGATGAGGAAAAAGCCATTGTGGCTAATTTCTTTGAAAGGGTGAATATTGGTAAGTTCTGTCAGCCCGCAACTCCTGAGGAAGTGGCTGAGAAGATGGGTGCGATCGATGATAGTCCCGCCCCCTCGTATGCGGTTGGTACTAAAACCGTTTCCAAGAGTAGCGACAATAAGCCTGCCGTGAAGGACGAGGATTTTGATTTCGGAGACGATCAGTCGTAGCCGAATAGCTGGCGGATCCTGCAAAAAAACAATGTGGTCTAAGCAGGATCCGCCAGTTTAACTTTATGGACGCCTATGGCACCTAAAAAGAATATTGATGTCAAAATTATAGAGTTGGGTGAATTCCAAGCACTTCTTGTAAAATCACGACCAGCTAGGCTTGAGACCAAAGTAGTTTTTTCTAGAGATGATATCAGCCAGAAACTTGTATTTATGATGATGGATATATCACACAAATATGGTTTCGGCTGTTCGTCTCCGAAATTTAATCTACCTGACAAAGATTCTATGACATTACTTGTTGGGACGATTCTCTCAAATCAGAGATCTATTGACCAGCATCTTGCAAGACTTTATGCGTGTTTGCAGGAAATATCTGAATTTATGCAGGATTTTCAACAACAATTAAATTTTGACTGCTTAGATCTCAGTATGTTTGACGGTGTGGATGTAGAAGATATATATCCAGAACAACTAGCGGCGCTCAGAGATCAGAATCATGATGGATCGTGGCAGAGTTTTTACGACTTTCTAATTCAAGAAGGAAAGAGGATAGAGGCTGATATTGTGGAGAGGTGTGTGCGTTTTGAGCAAATTAATAACAAGGATGTTGGTCTGGTCGGGCATAAATTGGATTATGTTTTGCAGATGCTCAACAAGTTGCCTTCCACCAGCGCAAAATTGAATTGAGGAGGATAAAATGGGTAATAGGTCACATAATTTTAGAGACAGTATTAAAAAGCGGTTCTATTTTATTAGGATTCTTAGAGAAAGTGGCTGTTTTCATTTTAGTGATTTTTTTAAAATTTTATTTACTAGGAATTTTAATGGGATACAAAGCAAAGTGATAAATAGGTTAAGTAAAGCATATGAAAAGATGTTTTCCCTTGATATGAGTAGATCTTCAGTTCGTAGTGTTAGCGAAGTTGTCAAGGAAGCGCAAAAGATGCTGGAAGGAATCCAGCCCCCAAACTAAATGATAAAAAAGAGGGCGAAGGAAAGAACAATAAAACTTTATGATTTGTCTATTACAGAATTTACCATTCTTGGATTGGATTGTAGTAGTTCGACAATTGGATGGGGCCTGATTGGCTATAAACCTGATAAAACCTTCGCCCTCTTAGCGCACGGACATATTAAGCCTCTTGATTCGAAGCATGATTTTATGAAGCGGTTAAGCAATGTATTTGATAGTATATCCGCCCTATGTGAAGAGTTTAAGCCCTCTGTAGTCGCTGTAGAGGATATCCTGATGTATGTTAGGGGAAGTTCTTCAGCACGCACAATAACTATCCTAGCGGCTTTTAATCGTGTCGCTGCTCTAGCGGCTTTCCGTTGTGTTGGTAAGCTTCATTTATATGATGTTCACAACATCCGAAAAATTATCAAGATTGCATATAATCTTAAGCATACGCCAGACAAGGAACAGATGCCAGATTTGATACGCACCTATTTAGAACCACAGTTTTCTGATATCTTAAAACCTAAGGGTGGTGTGGCAGATACTACGCGTGATGAAGCAGATGGCATTGCTGTCGCTTGGGCTTATGCACTAGATGTTAGGAGTAAGGAATGAATGATCCATATAAGGTTCTTGGGGTTGAGCCAGGATCTTCTCCAGAAGATATAAAAAAGGCATATATAAAGCTTGCTATGGAACATCATCCTGATCGTAATCCTGATGATAAAACCGCTGAAGACAAATGCAAGGAAATAAATGCTGCTTACGAACTTATTAAGGATGGTAAGTGGAAACCTGAGCGAAGAATGCCAGGTTTTAATCCTTTTAATATGAATAGTATTTTTAGAGACCTTGGCCTTAATGTTGAATTTAATGATATGTTTAGTTCTAAACAGACAAAAAGAAAACGCACTGGAAGAATTCAAATTTCTCTTGAAGAAGTTAATAGTGGCTGTAAAAAGAATATTACAGTGATGGATAATATCAATTGTCAGAAATGTAAAGGCATAGGATTTGAACTCAGCGACAAACATTGTAAGCCGTGTAATGGTAGCGGTCAAATAAGAACATCGCATGGGGTTATGCTTATTAGTCAGAATTGTCCATATTGTCGAGGTCTTGGTCGCGAGGTATTGGCAGTGTGTATAGATTGCCAAGGAACTGGCAAAAAGGCAAATTCGCAGAATTTTGAGGTTGTGATTCCTGCGGGCATTAATCATGGGGGAAAGATATATCCAGTTGAGGATCTTGAGATTGCTATTTTATACGCACCACATCCTGAATTTATTTTAATGGAAAATATGGTCGACATAATGAGTAAAATCAAGATAAGTATGTTTGATGCGCTTTTGGGTGGTGGTGTGAAAATTAATACTCTTCAAGGACAAAAATTCTTAAAGGTAACTCCTGGAACTCAACCTAATACTATTTTGCGTATAAAATCTGCCGGCATGAAGGGAGGTTTTGGTGGAACTGGCGATCATCTAGTAGAAGTGTTGGTGGAACTACCAAAGGCACTGTCTGTCGAACAAGAAGGCCTGTTGTTAAAGCTTAAGGAAACAATGGAAAATAAAGAGGAAAACAATGGCTAAGGAAAAAGAGAAGGGTGTATTAGAGACTATTTGGGGTGAAATGGAAGGTCTATATGGTGCTGACGAGACTGATGGCGTGCTTGCCCCAGGAATCATCTGTTCGTCTGGCAGCTATGCTATAGATGACATTCTTGGGTGTTGGGGGCTGCTTGGTGGTAGGATTATCCAATATGCTGGAAAAGAAAGTAGTGGTAAGACCTTAATGAGCCTTATGGCAATTAGGGAATGGCAGAAACTTGACCCCAAGAATTGGGCACTTTTTATAGATGCCGAATTCGCTCTGGATGAAGAGTGGGCGCAGACAATGGGTGTAGATATTAGCAGGCTGAAAAAGTGGAAAACTAATGAGGGTGCTAAAATTTTCGAACAGTTGTGTGGAGTACCACATAAGGATGCAGCAAAGGATCCAAAGAAGGCAAATGTTAAGGTGAAGCCAGGTCTCCTTGACCTTGTGAAGGCCAAAGGTGGTGCGAAAGGCTCGGGATTGGGTCTGATCGTGCTTGACAGCATTGCATCTATTCAGCCGCCGCTGGAACGGGCTAGTAGGGTGGGAAAGAGCAATATGGCATTACAAGCAAGATTCCTACCTCCAGTGTTGCGTTCATTGTCGCCAATGTTGTCAGAAACGGGTGTGACGCTGATTGCTATTAATCAGGTTCGCACAAATCCTGGGCAGATGTTTGGTGATCCAACAACAACGCCTGGTGGATCTGCCTGGAAACACTGGTGTTCCGTGATGCTTCATTTTATTCCTTCTATGAACAAAGATGGAAAGATACTTGATGGTGAGGATCAAATCGGTCATATGGTACACGCAAGGATTGATAAAAACAGAGGAGGCCCACCGTTTCGTAAATGTGAATTTAACATCCAGTATTGTAAGGGATTGGTTGACAAGAATATTGAGTTGGCAAAACTCGCTTGTAAGTATGGTGTCGTAGAGAGACCTAATAATCGCACATATACATACAAGGATGAGAAGTGGGCAAGTAAGGAGGCATTTTATAATGCTTTGCTGAATGAGGGACTTGCATCCGCAATGTTTGATGAGGTTAAAAATGCCAAAGCACAGGGTGCTAAACCGATGGCCGTTGAGGAAGAGGCTTCCGGAGAACAAATGTGGGCAGAAGTTAGCGAACTTATTCCAGAAAACGAGGAGGAGTAGAAATGACATTAATTAGTTGTACTAACAGGGGATGTATGCAGTCTTCGGAGGCCAAGCTTGATATGGCTACGAATCAGGTGGTTTGTAGTGAGTGTGGGGGCGTTATAGCTGGAGTAACTGACCAGTTTAAGCGCGTACTTAAAGATAGTGGACAGATTGTGCGTAGTAAGACCAAACAAGCTTTCCAGACTTTTTGTAAGAGTTGTAAGGGTAATACAGAATACTATGTAGAGGGTGATGGAAAGGCTTATTGCAAGGTTTGTAAGTCGCCAGTTACAGTAAGTGCTATTTTCCTGCGAGCTGCACAAATGAATGCAGAGAAGAAAGTAAAGGAAGATGAATAGTATTGGACAGGTTTTGGCAAATGTCTCAGAATATTGCTGTATGAAACTCTATAGTGATGAAATAGCGTTAAATTACCTAAGAAATGACCGCAATTTATCTGATGACATAATAAAGCGATTTGAGATAGGTCTTTTTCCGCAAGATCTTAGGGAGTTGTTTGATCTGGCCGATCCTAAAAGCCTTAGAGAAGCTGGAGTTATCAAAAACGCATCTAAAAGTGTTTTTAAAACATGGGATCTTGTTATGCCCGTTAGGGACGCATATGGGAACTATATCGCAATGGCGGGTAGGGTTCGTATGTCTGAAGAAGAACGGGATCACAAGGGTATTCCAAAATATATAAATTCGGTATATAAGAAAAGTCAGCATCTTTATGGTCTTAATTTTGCCAAACATAGTATCCTGGAAACTGGTGTTGCATATGTGGTAGAGGGGTTATTCGATGTCATTACTCCACATCAGAAGGGATTAGATAATTTTGTGGGAATTTGTGGTAAACAGCTTTCTACAAGACATATTGCACTTTTGGCTAGATATGCGGACAGGATTGTCCTTATATTAGACAATGAACAAGATGCACAGGAATGTGCACAAAGAACTATCAAAAAAAAGCAGTATGATGGCATATCCATTGTGGCGCATAATCCGTTTCCGCAGGGAATTAAGGATGTTGATCAGTTTCTTAGAAGTCGCCCAATTGGAGAGCTGATTACAAATTTAGAAAAAAGGGAAGACTATGGTAGTATTAAACCCTTATGGGATTAGTGTAGTAGAGGTGCCTTTTATGTCTTCTAAGAAAAATAAATCTGACTCATATCAATGGAAGATTGTTGAAATACCGATAGATCCTACCATCTTAAATGATTTTCAGCTGGCGGAGGGGCTGGGTGCGCAACTAAATCTATCGTCATATTCAGAGAGATTCTATGAATTGAGGCAGGAATTGATGATAGAGGTATTGCGCATCATTGGTGCAAATCTGACTGCCCGTCAGACTGAAGTTGTAACGCTAAGACTTCAGGGAAAGACGCAGATACAAATAGCAGAACAACTTAGTATACATCAAACTACTGTACATAAGCTTCTAATGGGTAATATTGATTACGCCAATGGTAAGAAAAGATATGGTGGTGCGATTAAGAAATTAACCAAAATATGCTATAAAGATGAAAAGATTTTAGAGATATTGTCTGAAATGGAAGAGTTACGAGCTAAGGATCCATTAGATTTTGTTGGGACCAGTAAGAGAAAAAATGATGATGAAGATTTGTGTTGAGTGCATCTAAGCTGTGAGGATTTCTAAGATTTGATCTGATAAAACTTAATATTTTTTTGTTTTATCTGTTTTAAATAGGATAATTGCGTCTATAGTGCCGGGCGACGCACTGCATCAATATTATTTTATCTAAATATTACAACATGTTATAGATCTGATGCAGTTTGTTGCACCTATAATATGGAAAGTCGTGTACTCTCTATCACTTGCCTACAATTTGTGTTCAAATTTCTATTAATACATTCACATTATTAACGAAGCAGTGTATCTGTATCAAACTTCTATATCCTTGGAGGAAATCTGATGGTAAAATTTGAACTTGACTGGTCTGATGTAGCCAAAGTTGTTATGCCAGATCCAAACAGGCTTCCTTTAGAGGGAAATAAGGATAGATTAGTGCGTGTTGCTTTCGATCTTTTCCGCCTTAAGGGTGACAGTACAGAAGACCTGTGGCAGATACAGGCAGATGATGATGGTAATGAATTTTTGGTTAGGACTTATAATTTGCCTGAAGATGAGCAGCAGGTTGTAAAGTCTTCTGATTGGCGTGTTATTTTAGATGCCAAGGGAAGTAATCTTACCGTATTATATAAAGATACCCCCATACACAGATTAGCTGCTAGTATTGTTGATGCTAATACAACAGAAGATGTCGAATTGTTTCGTCAAACTATGCAAGAAAAACTTTCCACAGATGATACTTTTGTTTCAAAATTCGTTTCTAGCATTCCAAAAGAAAAATATGAGTTACTCAGCGCGGCTGGTATCTTTGATACAAAAATTAGCGATCCACTTGGACTTGGTAGTGAGTTCCGTCAGGACCGTAAGCGTGCTGAACACAAGAAGAAAACCGAAGTTCAGAAAGACATCGGTGAAATATTGAAAGACATTGCCACAAAATCTAAAGAAAAAAAGCAGGATTCGTCCGATGAGGAGCTGTCGGAAATGGTTATGAAAAAAACCATTCCATCGTCCAATGAAGAAATCGAAACGGATCTTTGGATGATAACTCCAGAGGATCGTGCGGGGTTAGAACGAGCCCTTAAAGATATTGAAGTGCCTGATGTTATGACAAGTGCAAAAATATCGAAAGTAAGATTCCCACTATCTAAAAGAGCCGAAGATGCGACTGTTGGAAATGATTTGTTGTTACAGAAACTTGAGACTATTAATATGACGCTTGGAGATGTTCTGTCGGAAACGGACGAAGAAGAAGTATAAAACTACACAGAAAACTTTTGGACTAATGTCCAAAATTATTGGAGGCAATAAAATGAGCAACATTAGCACCCTGAAACAGCAGGCCGAATTGCTGTTAGCTAAGCTCGAACACGGGAAGTTCTACGCAATTATGGATCTCAATAATAGGCTCCAAAGGACTGCAGATGAACATCCTCGGGATACCGTTATAAAGGCGGTATCTTGCGTTGTAGAGGAGATGTGTAAGAAAGATCCAGAAAAGCTTATAAGTCAGGGTGATTTCGAAAAGCTGTATAATCAGCTTATCGGTCTGAATGCAAGTGGCACAAAATTCAGAGAGGTTCTTGGAGACTTATTGCTTTCAGAGCCCGCAGAATCAGTAAAACCCAATGAAACATTTATTGAAGGTCGTAGGGATAACATCAAACCAGCTATGGAGTATGATATCGACTCCGAAGTGAAGCATGGTTTTGATAATTTGTTTGAACCAATTTCGGATAAATATGACCCTCAGTGTGCTACCAGAGCTAAAGAAAGAGTTGGGCTTGAACTGCGATCTATGGGCTGTGAGATCTCCCATATCCGTCTTGCTGGTGGTAATGCTAGATTCTTGGTATTCGCTACTGACTTCGATACACATCGTGGTGCAATACGCGTGTTTATTCCAGCTGAAGCTTCTGGCGAAAAACTTCCTAGTGTTTTTGTAGCGGGAAGTAGGTTTGTTTCTTTAACACCAACCAATCTTCGCACATATGTCGAAACTGCCGCTACAGAGCGCACAGAGCTTCCAAACATACAAACAGTTTTAAATTCTCTTGATGTTATGACTGGAAATTCCAGAAAATATGCTTCAGACAATGACGTTACTAAGACAGCTGATGCATTACCAGAACAGGATGGCAGCGAAGGTCTTTCGGGTTCAGGTATTTATGCAACTATGCCTAATGAAAGTTTAAATCTGAAAGATATTGAAATTCCAGCGACGCTAGTTCCAGAATCACTTAAGGCACTAACTTCTGAAATTGAAGAAAGCGTCCTTGAAGCTGCGGTGGGATATCCTCAAGCCGCTGTGCGCCTAGCGAAGCGTATGGTACTGGTCGAATTGACATCAATGGGATTTAAGGGCAGTCAGGTCAGAGTCGCAGCCTCTACACAAGATGGTTTTATTTGTGAAGCGGCTCTTAACACACCGCGTGGTAAAGTAACAATTGAGATTCCAATTGAAATGCAGCGCAATGTGCCACTAATGCCATCTGTGTTTGCAAAGGGCGATTTTATTGATGAATTTACTGCACAGAAGTTACATGCATTTGCTTCGAGAGAAACTTTGTCTATTGAGCCATCTGTTAGAAGGGATAGCCCACTTCTGGATATGAACATCCATCATCTAAAAGATATTATTTTTAAGGCGGCAGCTCAAGAAGATTTTAATACCTGTGATGAAGTGCTTGAAGCCATCGCACAAACATTTGACGAGGACACCTACCGCAATGTTGTTGCTGACTATCAAAAGATACTTGTGAATTTTGGCAATGCAAAAGTAAGTCTTGCACAGACATATGATGATAGTAGTCAGTTTATACATAGTCCTAATTCTATGTATCCAATCCATAAGAAGTTGGGTCGTCCAGCTCATGAATTGATTCGTGATGAAAGTGGTGAATATCATCTAAAATCGACATATCACGCCAGAAAGAATCAAGAGGAAGAGGGTGCATTTTTTAGTAATGCTAAGATCTTGGTTGGTGGTGATGAATAATGAAAAGGTTCGCGCAGGATGCTACTACGGAGCAACTTCTGACTGGACTTAGTCAGCAATATGCTGAAGTGAGTAAACTTATACGCGATCTCCAAGGGCCGATCAGTGATTTAAAGAAAGTGGAAATCACTAGACAAGAACTTTTTAAAAGACTTCAACCATTTGGTGATATAATTAATAGGGTTATAACAGCGTTTAAGCCTAAAACTGCCGAAGAGTTGCATATAGATTTGATTGTACTTGCAGATGATTTTGATCGGCGTGGTAATGAGAATGTTGCAGACACCATAGACGAAATAATCCTCACCGCGACAGAAGTTCCACAACAGTCACTCTTGTATGGACTTGTAGCTGGGCATAACTTGTGTATTACAACTATTTCTATCAATGAACTTACTAAAATGGCAGATTATCTTGATGAAAATGGATTTTGCAGTCTTGCTGATATGGTAGATAAAACTTCTGAATTACTTGTAAAATGTGCTACATATATTCCAAGGATGCGTGGAGACCAGTCATCTGTTGAAGCTGAGCCAATAATGCCACCCCATGAGGGGAATTTGTCAACAAGATATTGTCCAGATCATGTGGGCGTACAATCTGCGCGCATTGCAGAACATATTTATCAATGCCCACTTGACGGAAAAGTCTACAATTATGAAGCGGGATATGTAAATTATCAAGGGCAAAGAGTACTGGGTGGAAGTATAGCGGAACAGACCCCACCAACCAGTGATTTTGGTGGTATTCCTATGCGGGTTTACGATAGTCGTCAGAATGTCTTGAACAGCATATATTGATAGAGTTCTTTCCACCCGCTAGGTACTTGTGTGCGCTTTTACGAATGCAGGTATCTTTCGGGTCTTTTTTTAGGAGCTGTCGAAATGTCATTTAATAAGATACTTACGCATCCCAGTCGCACTAAAATTATCAGGATGCTTACTAAGGGTATGGGTGTAAGGGAAGTTGCTAAAATAATAAGAGAGATGCATCCAGATAATAAGAAGCTTCATCTCACCCCCACCACTCTTCAGAAATTTAGGAAAGAAAAGCTTGATTTAGATGCTGAAGCCATAAAGGAGATTAAGGAAGCCGAAAGTGATAAAAGGGAAGTGCGAGACGAAAAGAAAGAAAATACCCAACTCAAGGGTATGCCAATTTATAAAGAAAAGCTACAAGAAGCATTGGATTTACATATAGATATAAGGCAACAGTTAGCAAATTTATCAGTGTTAATTAATGCTAGGATTGAAAACATATTTAATAGGGCACAGTTGGGAGGGGTCAGCACAAACGAAGAACAGAATTTGCAAAAGTATTTTGCGACATATATTACAGTGTTAGAGAAATGGGCTAAATATATAGATAAAATCGCCGATCAGACAATAGAGACAAATGTCAACATTACTGTCATAGAGGATCAGATGGCGGTAATACGAGAATGTATTAGAGAAACTTTAATGGAAATAGATCCAGAAATGGCTGTTAGATTCTTTAGCAAACTAGAAAGAAAGCTTTCAACGCTTTCTTACAGAACACAGAATACAAGTTTTGGAGAGATGCATCAAAATGTGAAAGTATTAAGTGCGAATGTTGAGGAGATTACAACAGATGACATCAGCGACTAGCAATTATGCCGATGATGTGTTGGTGGGAATATCTGATGCGGGTATGACCGATGATTTGTGGCAATTGGCATATAATGATGTTGGTAAACTTGGCAAATTGTTAATACGGAATGATCGTGAAAGGAATCTTTTGTTTCATTTGGAGAATTTTGTTGATGATTTGTGTGAAGAGTTTGGATATACGAAATCTGAAAATAGTGATGAGGTAGTTAGTACGGCTTTTAATATGTTGCGCAATAAGAAAGATATTGGTCTTGCTGATATACGCGAGGCTGTGTTTTGGACTCTTGAAAATGCTTCTGTGCACAAAGTTGCTTATCCTAATATAAATGGTGTAAATGAGGGAAATAGACGGCCATTTAGAGATGTGGATAAGTGGGTGAAAACACTTGGTAATATTTATACAATGATGCAGGCTGGACATGAAAGAGATGCATCGTCTAAACAAGTTTTGGAGGGATGGGATCCCATGGAGAAATTAGATTTTGAAGCTTGGGCAAGATATTATGAAAAGAATGATCACGAAAAATATCAAATCAAGCGTTCAGCAACCGCTATAATCCCACCTCTTCAAGCGCCTAATGTTGAAAATCAAGTGGGTGTCGCGCCAGTTTTAGAGCCACCAAAAAGCCTTGGTCGCCCACGACAGACAGAAAGAACCCCCGAATCTATCAGGAAAGCGTTTGTTAGTAGGTTAAATTCAGCTGAAAAGCTATTATATGAATATAAAGAGGTATGGCCAGCAAGTGTTCTTGGTAAATTATATGAATATCTGGCTGAATTAAAACGCATGATTTTTACCCTTGAAACAAAAGCATCAATGGTAGATTGTATTTATAAAACAGCTGGTCAGTGGGATAGGAGTGGATTTTCCGAGGGTGCTATATATTTGCGTAAAATTGCGCAGGAACCAGGTGAGGATATTGCATCACAGATTGAGAAAGCACTAACTGGAAGAGAATATGAGACTAAAGAGGAGACGCCTCCTCCTGCCCCAACAGAAGAAATGGCTTCTATGCCTCCTGGTGGAGAAGAAGCGCCTCCTATGCCTCCTGGTGGAGAAGAAATGGCACCGATGCCTGGTGGAGAAGAAATGGCACCGATGCCACCTGCTGGAGCTGGTGAAGAACTACCTCCAATGGAACCACCTCCTCCAGCTCCTGAACCACCCAAAGAAATGAAAAATCCGAAAGACAATCCTTTTGCTGGTAGTAATGTTCAGGATGTTTTGGAAATACTAGAACCTATGGTTCAGAGATTGAAAGCAAGAGAAGAGTTTAGGGAATTATCTAAAGTTGATATGATGTTAGATGCTATAAATATTGCAAGTCATTTTCCCGAATTAACTGAGGCCGTTTCACATCTTCTTGAAACAAATAACTATGTTGTTACTCGCCTTGATAAAATGGTTAGTAAGTTGAAAGGTGGACTTAAGGAAGATGTGAAAGAAACAAAAACTACAGAAAAACCTGCGCCTAGTGTTGAAATGGGTGAATTTGGTGCGACTCCGCCAGCACCGAAAGAAAAAGAAATGTTTGAAGTTACTGAAGGAGAGGCACCACCACCTGGGCCTGATCTTACAACACCGCCGGCTCCTGGAGTGTAATTATGTTGCTTTCGGAGTTACTGAACACATTGGGTGACCTAGCCAAAAAAAATGGGCTTTTAGAGCCATATGTTGTTGGTGGATTACCAAGAGATAAGTTGTTTGGTGTTGCTACGCAGGTAAAAGATGTAGATATAACTACTGGCGACAAGGGTTCTTTTGCCCTCGCAATGCTTGCTAGTAAAGAATGGCCTGATGCTCAATTTAGGTCATATGATGATGGGCATAGTAGTTTGGATTTTAAAAACATTAGGTTGGATTTTTCCAACAATTTTATACTGCCCGGCATAGAGGCAGAACTTGCTAAAAATGGAATGTCTGAATTGACTGCATTGCAAAAAGAAATGTTTAGTAGGGATTTTACAATAAACACAATTCTACAACCTATGGATTTTGCAAAAGAGCCAATTGATATTACTAACAAAGCTTTTGATGATACAAAAAACAAAATTTTAAGGACTCCAGTAAATCCAGAATTAACAATTGGGTACGACCCTCGCAGAATTTTGAGAGCTGTGAGGATAGCACTTAAATTTGATTTGGTAGTTGATCCAGAACTAAAGGATGCTATAATTAAATATAGGGGTGGTCTCAGCACACTGCCACTAAGCAGTATTAAAAAACAGGTTAACCAGATATTAAGAATGGATTCGCAGAAATCCATGGATATGCTGTCCGAATACAAACTGCTACCAATTATTCCCCTGAGCAGGCTCATGACTGCAGAAATAGCCAAAAAGCACATGATTCAAAACCTGTTAGAGGGATAGGAGACGAATATGGAAAATTCGTTAACGCGGATGCTTAAGTTGGCAGATGTGATGTTACGACAGCAAGATACGAAAAGTTTGGAAAGGCTGTGTACACATTTTCAGGCTTTTGTAAGTCGTCGCATTAAAATAGCCCATTTGGAGCCCGTAAATGACGGTACAACTCCAAATCCATGGAAAACTAATATGGATTATGCTGGATATGAAAATTCTCCATATTATGGAAGTGTTTCAGAGTTTATGAAAAAATTTCCAGGTGGTATTGGTGAATGGGTAGAGTGGCGCAGAAATACCCAAAAAGAGAGGAATCAAATGTGGAATCCGAAAAATGCTAAAGAGCGTATAGTATATTTGGAAGCCCTTATGAAACACGCTGATGATGTAGGAAGTTTCGATTATAAACCGACGCCAGAAGATATAGAAGAGTCGGAACGCCCAACAACTGACGAAGAAAAGTCACATGCTTCCGACTTGGTGTTTAGTATGTTGGACCAATTAATTGACTCTGGTGATGTAACTCCTGAGGAAGTTAAGATGTTTATTGAAAAGAAATATGGTATTACTTCTGAGGCACATTTTGTTCCAGTTGGACCAGATGATACAAAGAAATTTGAAAAGGAACCACATTTATACTCTGGTGATATGGACAAATTCAAAGACATTAAAGATTTCATAAAAAAATGGCACAAGCATATGAGAGGGAAGAATGATGCTTCGGATGGTGCCTTAAATGCGGTCAATGATTTCATTTCCTATTGGCAGGAAATGCGAAAGGGGAAGGGTAGAAGAAAGCGAAAGCAGTCGGAGAAAAAAAAGTAAATGATTCGATGTGGATGTGTAACTAAGTGTGCATGGATAAAATCCGACAAGAGTGAAAAGCTGTGTCCATTCAATCTTCCAATTCCAGAGGGTTGTTTGCATGCTGGTAACACCACTTTAAATATGTGTCCATTGGGGACTGTATCACAAGATGCTAGAGAGCGTGTAGAAAAAGCTAATAAAAGAATCTATGTGTATTATAGAAATAACGAGCGTTGTCTTTATGCCGCAAATGTAGTGGAACAGACTGGGGCGGTCAATTGCGACTTTGGCGATAATGGGGCTGGTCAGCACGCTCCTGCTTTTGAGGGCAGTCCGATGTATACACAAACATTTTCTGGAATGGGTGCGGACGGACTACACGCGTTTCCACTAGGTATGTATAGTGATAATATGCCAATGCGTAATATTCCTTACGGGTTGTTCTCATTGGTGGGAAGAGATAATCTGCAATCTATTGTAAAAAACGCAACACAGGGAGATGAGTGTTTGCGTGGCATAGTTGAGAAAACACTTGCACACGAGGAGCTAGATGAAGAGGAATTCCTGAATTTAAAAGACTTATTAGGGCGTTGCAGACAGGAGTATTATGATAACGGTAAACTTGATAATTCTAAAATGATGGATTTAGTACAAAAGTACAATCCGAGGAAAAATAGGTAAATTATGGAACTTTCACTTTCGGGATCCGCATTGACAGCTTTGTTTGTTGGAATGGCCTGGGCGCTAATAAAAACGGTGGAATATTTCATATCTAAACGGAATAGCAAAAATAATAGGTCTGATGCCCTTTCTGACGCACAATCTAGAAATGTTCTTCGTCAGGAACAGGTTGCACAACTAGAAGAAATTCATAAACTCACAAAAGAGATTCATATGTTACATGCGGTGTATGACGAGAATCACATGCCACTGTGGTATGTTCCACGAGAAATGCTTTCACTGATAAGGGGGATGAATAATTGTATGGCAAATTCTGAAGATCGTATTGATGAAATCAAATCTGGTCAGGCAGTGCTGTTCGAAAAAATGACAGAACTTATTTCATCTCAGATGCTTTTAATGCAGCGCCTTGGTGACTTGGTTGCTAAGTTGGATAGAATATCCAATTAGTGTAGGAGGAATTATATGTCCGCCGAGATGGAAATTAAAAACAAATCGTATGCAAATATGAAGAGTTTTTTTAGTATTAAGTATTTTGAAAAAATCTTAAGTAAACATATAGATAATCTAATAACGGCGAATGACAATGTGATGTTTAGAATCAGCGCCATTATTGAAAAACTAGAAAGAAAAGATCATTTGCATAATGGAGGAGACTTATAATGGCAAAAGAAGAAGGGATCTTCACCGTGGCTGAAGACGAACAAATTTATGATGGATCGGCTAGGGAGCTTATTTCTGTCGCTGAGGGTGATCTTGAATTGCCAATTCCGCCCAATGTGTTTCCACCACCTCCAAAGACACAGCCTGCAGGTGAACAGAAGCCTCAAATTATGCCAGCTGGTAAGGAACAACCCAAACAAATGGCCAATGAGGGTGGATGGCGAAATACTAAAGAACCTAAACATTTTACACAATTCTTGATGGATGATCTGGCTAGGATTCCAAAGCCAAATACCACAAGAGGCAACCAGGCTCTTATGGAGCGCACTCTTGGGCAATATAACAAGCTCAACAATTATGTCTCCCAGGCATTAAGAGAAGATTATGATGATGTCCTTGATGCAAATCATGTGGATAAGGCACGCAAGTTTATTGAGCAATGCATTGATGAGCTTGAAATGGGATTGGAAAGTCTTGATAGTCTTAAAAAGAACCGTAAAAAGATGCGCCGGCATAGTGAGGATGAGATGGGTGACGGGCTTGTAAAAGAGGCTAATACGCCCACTTTTACAGGCATTCAAGTACAAATATCAGAATTTGAAAGTTCAATAGTTCGTGCCTTAATTAATGGCGTGGTTTCTGGCGGGCGTAATATGGACGAATTATATGAAAAAGCAAAAAAGAAATATGATTTTACGCCAAGAGAGGAAGTGGCTATTTTTCAAATTCTAAATGATTTTGGTTATCCAACATTTCAGGATAGGCTTCGCATTGGTGATGAAAAAGTCGATACCTCGAAATCCGAAGAAGGTGGCGAATGGACTGCGAATTACCACGCCTAAAAACATTTAAGTAAATTTGAATAGGAGTCTGATATGTCATTTAATCGAAACGATTACGAATATATGCGCCCAGCCGTCCAGTCTGATTGGCTCAGGGACTTCGCCGACCGCGAGCTTGAAAAGGGCGGGAATTTTGATGACATTAAGAGCCTTTTTAAGATAAAGGAAGATAAACATAGTGTTGAGGCGCGTGTCAGAGAGTTGCGCGAACGCATTGGCTTAGATGTTGTTTTGGGACAGTCTGAACAAAATGACGGCCAGCCCGAAAAGAGTGCCGGTGCTAAACTTTCACAAGGCTCACAGGAAGAATTTGATGATGAACTTACACAAACAGGCGTAATGGATATTCACAAACATCGGCAATTATTTGACAATGTGATGAAAACTTATGAATCGGATTCAGAATTTCACATAACATTAGATGCTGAATTTGATGTGGCAAAAGAAAAAGAACCAAATTTGACATTTTCAAAATATGTTGATAGGATGGTTACACACATAGTAAATCAAAAAATGCAGAATGAGGCTAATGATAAACTTTCTGGTGGACTGGCAGATGGCTGTCCCGATTCGGATTTTGATAAAAAGCAGATTGAAAAGGGTGTTAAAGTGGAAAAGGAACATACGCCTGATAAGGCTATTAGAAAGGAGATTGCGAAGGATCATCTAACTGAGCATGAAAAGTATTATGATTTTTTGGAAGATATGGAATCAAAAATGGAAAAGGATAAGAAAAGTAAAGCTGAAATTATCAACACCCTCGTGTCATTAGCAAATGCTTTTGAGGATGATGGTGATTTTGTTAGTGCTAATATTATGGACAGACATATCAGAAAAGTGGCAAAAGAAGTGGAAGAAGAAGTATCACTTCCCAAAGCATTGAAAAAGTATCCAAAAGTCAAAATCTTTATAGACAATTTGTGTAAATCTCGTGAAGGTCATGTAGACTTTCCTGCTATCCTAAAGATGTTACAGGATGAGCGTCGTGAGGAAATAGATGTCCATGATGAAGATTTGGGCAAATATATTAAAAGGTGCCTCAAAAAAGAAAAAAGGGATCTTCCCGACGCGGGAGATGAACTTGCTGGAATGGGTTATGCTGTGTTTGTAGTTACAGAAGGTGATAGTGATAATAACGAAATATTTCACTCTCCGGCACCTAAAAGGTAAATTTGATAGATTATGAGATTAAAAACCCTATCGGCCAGTGATATCTGGCGCCCCGAAAATAGTTTTGATTCCTTGAAACAGGAAGTCCTAAAGATGGATCCCGTCTCGTTTGCGGAGAGCTATCTTACACTAGACGGAAGGCCCTTTAAAATAACCGGAAATGGTTGGAAATGGATGGCTGACATATATAGACATATAGCTTATGTTTCTATGTCTGATAATGGCAAGCCAGTTGTTATGGTTAAGGGTCGTCAGGTTGCTGCAACAACAGCCGCAAATAATCTTGAGCTGTTTTTTACAGCCAGTGGCGTATTTGGAAAAAATGGTATTCCGCCAGTAAGAGTAATGCATGCGTTTCCACAGCTTGAGATTATGCATGCCTTTTCTAAAGATAAGTTAGAAAAGATGATCAATGGATCTGCTGAAGTTCCTGATTTTGAAGATAAAAGAAATCCTGGTAAGCTTAAACCATTTATTGTGGCACAGAAAGATAGTAAGAGGGAAGCCACGGATAGTTTGTATTATAAACAGTTCAAAAATGGAAATACCTTGTGGTGCGAATCATTGGGTAATGAAGGAACAAGGGTTCTTGGTCGTACTTTTGATATATTGTTTTGCGATGAAGTTCAAGATATGACTGAAGTAGCAATTGCCAAAGCCATTAAATGTTTAACTCGTGCACAACACGGCCCGCAACCTGGTGGGGTTCAGGTGTATTTTGGCACACCGCGACAAAAAGGCACCTTATTTCATCGTATGTGGGAACAATCGGATCAGAGAAGATTTTATCTTGGCTGTGTTGAGTGTAAAAATTACTTTCTTCTTTATACGCCCGAATCAGACAAGTGGGAAAAAGAGATATGGCTTTATGGTAATGTAGTAAAATGTCCAACTTGTGGCTGTGAACAGGATAAGGTTGAGGCGATTGAGAGAGGGAAATGGATTCCATCTCCTGGTAGAGAAAATGCAGATTTTGTGGGTTTTCATTATAATCAGCTTTTTATCCCTGAATTCACTAAAGAAATCATCGCAAAGCAGAAACCAGATAGCAACCCACTTAACTCCGAGATTATTTGGAACAATGAGATTCTTGGAGAATTTCACTCTGGCCAGGGTATGCCAATTACCTTTGAGGAAATCTATAAAGCATGTCGTGATGCAGATAGGCCAATGGCCAAATCAATTGAAAAAGATGCTAAAATAACATATTTTGGAGTAGATTGGGGTGGCAAGCCTGATATGGACGGCATAAAACGTGGACAATCTTTTTGCGCGGGTTGTGTCTTATCTGTCGATCACCAAGAAAGATTCAGCGTGGAGTATGTCGAACGGCTCAAAAGAATTGATCTCGAATCGAAAAAGGAATTCGTGGAAAGGATGTTTCGTGTGTATAGCGTTAGGTCGGCGATGGGCGACATTGGATTCGCCGAAGATCTATCGGGCGAACTCAAGAGAATCTATGGGGAAAAGTTTAAAACTGTAAGAAATGCTCCAACTGTATCTGGAGGAGTAAAATATAATAAAGAAGAGCTTGAAATAGTTGTAGAAAAGGATAGAATTATCAATGAGGTATTCAATCTGTTGCGTCACGGACAGATTCGTTTCCCTTGGGTAAGCTATGAACGGTTGGCCTGGTTTGTGAGACATTGTTGTTCAATGGAAAGTAGAACAACAATTAGAAACGGAATGCCATACCAAATGTATGTAAAAGGAAAGGAACAGAATGATGGTTTTATGGCTTTAATATATGCTTATCTGGCATATAAATTTGATAAAACCTGCGGATTTAGGGTGAATCAAAACACACCAAGTGGTGGTAGACTCCCCAAACCCATATTGGCATATGTGCCAAAGCTTAGAGGTGAATGATGTCAAGAAGAGTCGCAAGACCAACCGGGCCCCAAATTATTAGGGTTTCTCCAAAATTGGCTGGTGGTTTGTCTGATTATAGGAAGGGAGCAATTGAAGAAGAGATTAACAGAGGCACTATAGTTGAGGGTGGAACATATGAAAGTAGTCACCTCAAGCGTGGTGCAATGCCCACCCCTTCAGCTACTGATGAAAATAAGATTAGTAGGGGTGCGTGGTTGTCCGCACAAGATGGTGTCAGTATGGGCAATGCACGGAGATCTAGTGTTACAGGTTCAAATCAAATATCACCATTTGGTGCTGTAGTACACAGTGAAGCTTATAAACAACAAATGTCCGAAAATATAAGGGCCGAAAGCATCAGAAAAATAGCCGCAAGCGTTGGTACTTCTGGCGGTGGCGCAGCTACTTCGTCTGGTTCTAGCGTAGAAAGATTGGCTCCTGAGGTTTATAGTCCTCTTTTTACGATGGCGAACCTAAATCTGCCACGGGATAGGACAACAGTTAACGCCTGGATAAGAAACTTTTTTCTATTGCATCCAATTGTGCGTAATGTGATTACACTACATGCAACATATCCAATTAGTAAAATTAACCTCAAATGTCATGATCCAAAAGTGCGTGTGTTTTTTGAAGATATGATGGAAGAGGCTGATGCCCTTACTATGCTTGGTGATTTGGCGTTAGAACACTGGAAAATGGGTGAGGTTTTCCCATTTTGTGAATTTGATGAGGGCACTGGTAAATGGTCTAGATTCATTATTCAAAACCCAGATTATATACACGTAAAAAAGGCGGTATTGGGTGGCGAACCCCTTATTTCATTAAGACCCGACCAAGTATTACAGCGACTTGTTCTGAGTAATAACCCTGCTGATGTCCAACTTCGACAGCAGATACCACCAAATATCATTCACGCCGTGAGGACTGGTCAGGATATTAGGCTAGATAACTTCAATGTGTCTCATTTAAAAATGCTTTCGAGCCCTTATGATGTTCGTGGAACCAGTATTATAGTAAGTGCGTTTAAAGACTTAATGCTTTATGACAAGCTTCGCGAATGCTATTCAACAGATACAGAGGTATTAACCAAAGATGGTTTCAAATTTTATGATGAAGTTACAGACGATGATGTTATTGGCACTTTCAATTCCAACACAAATCAATTGGAATATCAAAAGCCGGTAGATCGTTTTAAAAAACATTATGATGGTGATATGTATCGCTTTTCTGGCAAAAAGATAGATATGCTTGTAACACCAGGACACAGGATGTGGTTAGCACAAAGCAGATCTCATGGAAATGGCTATCATAATTTTGATTTTATAGAAGCGCAAAATATAAAGAAGGGCTATTTTTACAAAACCCGCTGTGTAGTTGATTGGCAAGGCAAAGAAATTTCAGAAGTTGATGTATGTGGTTATAAGATTCCCGCTGAGGATTATATGAAGATCCTAGGACATTTGGTCGCAGAAGGATGTATTTCTTATAATACAAGTACTTATCAGTATGGAGTTGGATGTAATCAAAGTGTTAAATCAGAACATATAGATTCCATACGCAATTCTATGACAATGCTTGCTGGTTATTGTGACAAACATTTGGGAATTCGATTTAGTGAAAATACCAGGGGCTTTTCATTAAATAATCACTGCTCGATGGAAAATTGGAAAATTTCAAATAAGGCGCTAAGTAATCATTTTGCTGATGAAATAGGAACAAATAGCCATAATAAACATCTTCCGCAGTGGGTTAAAGAATTATCACCTGAATTGCTTGACATTCTTCTTACAGCCTTGTCCGAGGGTGACGCCAGAATAAATCCAAGCAAATATGGCACATCGTCAATTGGCTATAGATACTCCACCATTTCTAAACAACTGGCCGATGATATACAGGAAATAGCATTTAAGTGTGGATATGCCCCACTTGTAGATCGTGCCAAAAATGGACAGGGAAAATTGTATTGGTCTGTTGCTTGGTCAAATACTGTTTATGGATGCTTTCCAATAATATATGGTAATCGCAAAGATAGTGGAAATGGTGGCGGAGCCACATTTAGAAAGACGCCATATTCTGGCGAGGTTTTTTGTTTTGAAGTCCCAAATGGTTTATTTGTTACCCGCCGTAATGGGAAAATTACTATTCAGGGAAACTGTAAATACGCCCAAGCTGACGGCTTAGTGAACCCAATCACCATTGTTAAAGTTGGTGGTACTGGAGATGGTGATTATCGCGCAACGGCAGAAGATCTTGAATATTTCAGGCAGATGCTTGAAGAGGCGCAATATGATAAGGATTTCAAGCTTGTTACTCACGCGGGTGTAGATATTACGCGCGTCGGTGCTTCTGGGCAGGTACTTGAGATCTCTGAAGATATGAATCTCATTATAAAGAATATCTATACAGCGCTAATGATTCCGCCCGCTGTTATAGATCAGGAAAGTTCAGTATATGCCTCTGCATCAATTGGGTTAGAGGTGTTAAGACAGCGGTATTTTAATTTCAGAAACATGATAGCCCGTTGGTTAACAAACAAGGTATTTGCTCCAATTAGTGAAGTACAGGGTTTCTTTGAATACAAAGATGGCAAGAAGCGCCTAATTGTTCCTGAAGTTGAATGGAATCAGATGAATCTATATGATTTAAGTGATTACATCCAGAATATTACTGGGCTTGTTGGCTCGAAACAGGCCTCAGTACAGACTTTATATAGAAGTCTTGGATTGAATTATGATGATGAAAAGGTAAAGATGCGTCAGGAACGCATTGATACTGCGATTGTGCAGCGTGAAGAGCAAGCTTTAGCGACAATGTCGTTGAGTGAGTTGCGTGCACTTGACCCAGAAAAACCTATTTCAGAGCCTGCGGGAGAACAACAGCCAGAAGGTGGTGCTGGTATGGCTATGCCTCCAGAGGCTGGTGGGTTAGCAGGGGCCCCAGGAGGCGGTGGAATGCCTCCGATGGGAGGTGGTGGACTGGGTGGTGGATTGCCAGAGTTAGCTCCGCCACCGGCACCAGGGGGGGCACCAGGGGCCGGCGCACCTGAGATTCCAGGTGGAACACCACCACTTGGGCCTGGGGCTGGAGCTGGTGGGTCACCAGGAGTATAAGACATGAAGAAAGAAGATAATGAATTTCAAAAAATCTGCCAATTATGGCGCAAAGAAGTGAAGGATTGTTTAAAAGGCAGTGATGATAAAAAAGCAGATCATCTTTGTGTTAAAATAGCAGAATCACTGAAAGCGTGGGAAGATCAGCAGAAAACTACAAGAATGAGAGTGCAGATGCTTAGGGCACTTTTAGCTGCTATAGAACTTGAAAAGGGTATTATAAAAAGAGCAAGGAAGAAACAGAACCGGAGGGACTCCGCAAATGATTAACAAAGGGCTTCCATATATACCATCGATGATAGAAATTGTGGCTGCTGCTGATTTTTTCGACCAGATGGGTGATTTTGAAAGCACTGCGCTGCTTGACGAATATATTGAGCGGACGGCAGAATATAGTAACGATATTGTTAAATTAGCTGGTTTTTGGGCAAATGTATGGAAGCGTATGAAGGGCAAAGCTAAGACCTGGTTTTATTCGGAATATAAGGAGCTTTACAATGCAGCGAAGGAAGCTCAGGAAAAGATTCAGGAGCGTGTAGATGAGGCAGAGAAAGTTATTAGCGAGCTGAAGAAAGATGTTAAAAACCACGATTTACAAGACTGGCGTATTAAACTCGATAAGTTAAAAATACTCAATACCAAAGATATCACGAAACCTTTTGATGTGATTTATGGTAGATTCCTATCATATATTATGAAATTCAAAGATCAGCAGGAAAAGGAAGAGAAAGAGCCTGAATACCTGACACCGTCGGAGAAGGTTGAAAGAATGACGGGAGGTGGCATTCAGGACGATGTGAAATGGCTGCCTGTTGACAGGACAGAGGGTCAGCAGAAAATATTCGTGTCTTCGGACGAAACCATGGTCAGGATTGACAGAGAAAGGGCTCCACATTACACGAGATTGATGAGACCTATCAAAGGCAAACCGTCTGACTACAGGAAATTACAGGAAGACACCCGCCTAAATGTTATGAAAGCGGTTTTTGGTGATTCAATATGGCGGATAATCAAGGAAGATGAAAAGTACACATATTACAAAGAAGTATCGGAATCGACCGAGGAATTAAAAACGCCAGTTGAAAGCAAGGTGGAAAAAAAGCTTGTAGTGCCAGAAAAATCCGAGCCGCCGAAAGGTAAGGGTTTTCCACCAGCGATGCTACCTCCGATTCCAGCTGGACCCACAAAAAAGAAAACTGAGCCAGCAACTGACATTCTTACAGACGAAGAAGAGGCGCTTGAAAAGGAACTGGCAAATAGACCAGAACAAAAACTAACAACTCCAGAAGTTGAATCTGGTAGTCTCGAAGCCGAACCTATTGAGGTATCAGAGGTTGCGCCCGAAAGTCCTAGTAAGTCCACTGAAACGCCGAAAAAGGAAAGTCCGGAAATTAGTAAAAGGCGCCGGCGTGCTGAATATGTCTGGGCTGAAATTGTCAATGGAAAGGATTTAGAAAAGGCAAAGAAAAAAACTCCGGGTGTGAGGTTGTTTACTTACCTACAAAAAGGAAGCATTAATAAAAATCATAAGGAACTTAAGGAAGACAATGATGGTAAAATTATATACCTTTTAGAAAAACAAGGCCCTGAGGCAAAAAAACATAATAAAAAAACTCAATTGAATTTAACAACAAAAGAAAAAACCGCTTCAAAACGACAATTACGCATTAGCAAGCTCGTATCTTTAATGTCAAAATAAGAGGCGAAAGAAATTTCATTTAATTTGGAGCAGATGAATGAAAAAGTGTTCTAAATGTAAAAATTTATTGAATAAAAACGAGTTTAACAAAAACAAAGCCACAAAAGACGGGTTTGAGGCGTGGTGTAAGTCTTGTAGAAAAACATATAATAAGTTGCGATACGAAAAAAATAAAGAAAAAATGCTTGTTTGGCAAAAACAGTACTACAAAACAAACAAGAATAAATTAGCACTAACTCATAAGATTTCTGCTCACAACTGCTATATTAAACACAAAAGTGGGATAAAATGTAAATTTCGCACCTATAAAGCAGATGCTAAAAAGAGAAAATTATGTTTTGACTTAGCGTTTGTAGAGTTTGTATCTTTTTGGCAACAGCCATGTACATATTGTGGTAGTAAAATCAAAACGATAGGTATAGATAGAAAAAATAATAAATTAGGATATTCAATAAGTAATTGTACATCTTGTTGCACAATATGTAATTATGCCAAAAATAATATTGATTATAAAGAATGGCAGTCATATCTCAGACAAATTGTAAATTATAGAAAATATAATTTATCAAGAATTGTAGAACGCGTTTTGTCTAGAAAAAGATATTTTAAAGAATTTTACAATGGGCTTATAAGGGGCGCTCAAACTAGACAAATATGTTTTAACCTTACATTTGATCAGTTTTTAACTTTTAATGATTTGCCTTGTAAATATTGTGGAACTATTACCAAAAATAATATCGGCATAGATAGAGTTAATAATACCATTGGATATTTGATTGAAAATTGTGTTTCTTGTTGTAAAAATTGTAATTTAGGAAAACATGATTTTACTGACGAGCAGTGGGGTAATTGGTTAAGCAATGTTGTTAGATTTAATGATGTTGGTGACTTATGACCTTTTTAATTTTGAAAAGATCATCTTTAAAACCAATTTCTCTTATGAGATTGACGCAGATAAATAATCCAGAAGAATTGCTTGAAACATATAGCGAAAAAGACATAGTTGTTGAAATCAAATACGATGGTTGGAAATTACAGATTATTAAATCGGATAATAAGATCAATATTTATAGCCGAAAGGGCGAAAAAAAAACCGACAATTTTCCAACATTAACAAATGCTTTGAATTTTTTACCAAATAATACAATAGTAGAAGGAGAATTGGTATATCTTTATAATGGAAAACAAGACGTGGGAAAGGTAACTTCTTTGGCCGGTTCTAGTCCAAAAAACTCACAAGAAGTGGCAAAAAATTTGCCAGGTGAATTAAAGATATTCCTGTATGATATTTTGTGGGTTAGTGGTAAAAATATTACAAAAGAATCATTTTCAACTCGTCGCAACATCTTAGAAAAATTGGTAAAGCCTTCATCTAGAATTCAAATTACAAAACAGTTTCCATTTTTAAAATGGCAAAATGTTATGAAGGAGGCAGTTGATAGTGGTGGTGAGGGAATAGTTCTTAAAATTAAAGACAAACCATATCATTATAAAGAAATTGGAAAAGGTGAACCAAAGCCTAAAGATGTTATGTATAAATTTAAAGGTGCCGGACTTGGTAAGAGTGATTCCGATGACTATGTCGTATATGAATACGAGATGTCGGATAAGGGTAAGTTAAAGGCGTTGTTTGGGCAATACTATCAGGGTAAGCTCTATCATATAAGCGAAATTAGTAATTTCTCAAAAAAAGATGAAGAAGCGATTAAGAGTAAATTAAAAAGGGGTCTTTTTGTGGTTGAAATAAATTTTCAAGAGCGTTTGCCTGGTGGTTTGCGACATCAAAGCTTTTCTAGATTCCGTGAAGACAAGAAACCGAAAGACGCCACAATGAATGAATTTCATGTTAAACATATAGATAATTTTGAACTTGCAAAAAGCAATAAATCAGAAGATAAGGAGTGGGAGATTAATCAGATATATGATGATGAACAGGGGAATGTTTACAATATCGAAAAATTGTGGCATCTCACAGAAAGCAATCCGATCAGGAATATGCCGGTGGAAAGCCTGCGCCCCCAACTCGCTGAAAAATCCTGGGGATACAGTCCACAGGATGTTTTGAACAATCCCGAACAATATGCTGGCGAGATGGAAATGATTCGTGATGCGGATCTTAGTTATCCAATACTTATGTATAAAAATCAGATTGTCGATGGCAATCATAGGTTAGCGAAGGCATTTTTTGAAAAAGAGAAGACGATTAAGGTAAAGATGCCCACAGACAAACAAATGGAATCCGCCAAGGTAAAGGAAAATATTACAGGTGAAGAAATTAAGAAAGCGTCCATCTTCTTATCGAAACGCGCTGCCTATGCCGATGAAGTTCTGAGCGTTCTTGAGAAAAAGTTTGGGCCAAAGGGCATCGTCCAGCCGACGACGAATTTCACCGGATTGAAAGATGTGCGTGGTGTAGATATACAAAAGGCATATCAAATCATTAGCACTTTAGAATCTGGTGGAGGTTATACTGTAAGCGATTCTGATACATCATTTGGATCTACGCAGGTTCAATTTGGATCTTTCGTAAGTAAGTTGGCAGCACATCCTGAAGCCCAGCGTGCAACTGGCATATCGTCTGAAGAATATAGCAAACTTGGGGAAGCGTGGTTGAATTTTAGCAAAAAAATGCGTGGAACTAATATTTGGGTAAGGGTTCCTGTCGATGAAGCGGCAGTAAAGGAATTTGTACGGGCAAATCCAAAAGCCGTAGTTGCCAGAAAGGAAGGGACAACTATTAAATACAGTCCTGGTAATTTACCAGGCGTTGTTAAAAAAGTGGGTGACAAGTATCTTGGATATGCTATCGACACTGCCAAATTGAAAGAGATGGGGCTTAATGTTGATACTCCATATATGATAAGCGAGTTGAAGTTGCTAGTTGGTCAGTTCATAACTGACGCGGTAGTGCGTAATGGCATAGTGAAGCTGTTTGTGGCCCAAAACAATCCTGACACATATTCCAAATTCCAGAGGACATTCTCCAGAAAGAATGTTATAATCAATAAAGATGTGCGCAGGGTGGCAGATAGCGTAGCACAACAGGATTTTATGAACAGAGTAAATTCTGTTATTAATTCGGTACAAAAATCTGGATATGACGTTAATGCCTCGGGATCCTATAACATTTATCAATTAATAGCGATTTCCAATGCTGCTGGCGTCGGCGCTGTACAGAATTTCCTATTTAGGAAAAAGCCATTTTCTAGGGGACAAACGCATTACCTAGTCCGTGCCAATAAAATGATTACAAAAGTCACTGGCATTGCTAGCGATTACCCCCCAAATGACGGTATGAGTGGTTTTGGTGGAACCAGAGTGGCTACTTTTATGTTTAGCAAACGCGCATCTGAAGAATGGTCTGATGAGGAAAAGACACTAACTGTCCCATTTTTAACAAATGAACAACTTATAGCGCGTGACATTGTATTAAAAGAGCTACAGAAAGAACTCAATGAAAATGAAGATTTATTAGAAGAAATACGAACTGAATATGAAGAAGAATTTAGTAGAAAAATTGACAAAAGCGAGTTAAAACCATTATTAAAAGATGAAGTTGAAAAACATATTATAAAACGTTGGCCCCAAATTCCTGAAAAAAAGGCCACTACGATAATGTTGTCTAAGCGGGCCGCATATAAAGATGTTGCTGGAACACTGTATTTTCCAGGACAATACGCTGAAGAGATTAAGTCTGGCAAAAGACAAATGACGATAAGGGCAAATGATGTCCCTGTAAAAATAGATGAAGTTGTTAAATGTATGACCTATTCGGGTTCTCGTGTGTGCGATATTAAGATAACATCTAAAGAAACTATGAGCCTTGGGCGCATTCAGAAGGCTTTTGGCAAGCATATAGCAAAATCATTAGAACAGAAATTTGGTAAAAATTGTCGTTTTGTTGTTATTAGATTTGAGCTTTTTAAAAACATCAATGAGGCTGACGATTTGCCGACAGTTCCATTTCCACAGGAAGAATATAAGGGACTTGAGTATAAACTAAAAAGTGGAAAAGGCATCTACACCACTCGCATTAGTCGTGAGCGTGGGAAATATAAAGAGGGACAAGAGTTTATAACTCCGTGGGGACATAAAGTAAAGGTGATGAGTGTAGTGCAACTTGAAGGAGTTGAGAATCATCCATTTTTAGACGAACTGACCGAAGAACAGAAAAAGCAGATTGGAAAACATAAGTATGATTTAGTAAGATTTGAGAAAATTGTGCGCAATAAGGCAGACGATGAAAAGGATGAGGGTGATAAGAAGTGGGATGAGATTCTTATAGATAAGGATGATGTAAAATTAACAAGAAAGCAGATCCGTAGTCATTATGAAAAATCTGATATTCGTAAGAAAATCATGGTACGAATTAAGGGAAAGCCAATTCTTATTTATCTTGGCATAGGCAAAAATCAAAAGATTTTAAAGAGAAATCACGATGGAAAGCAAATTACTATAACAAATGATGATCCCGAAAAGAATGAAGATCCGCACAATTATTTTTACTGGACAAAGCGGAGGCTTCTTGCCATTCACGAGGTATTTGAAACCAAAACCAATCTTGGCTTTGTTGATTTAGATATTCACGGTAAGTTTGAATTTGGGCAGGCCGAAAAATATGCACGAAAGCTTGTTGGCAAAATCAAGGAGAAATTTGGCAGTATTCCTATGCTTTATCAAAGTGGTGGTAGTGGAATACATATTGAATTTGGTTTAAAACGCGAGATACAAATCAATGACTTACGCAAAGAGTTAAAGGAATTGCTTGACGAATTTAATAAAGATTGGGATGATGTTACTACGGGCGTTGTTAAGGGTAGTGGTATGCGCAGTGATGTTAGTACCTTACATAACAAGGGCAGTCTTCGTGTTCCGTGGTCTCTTGGAGAAACTTATGGAAAAGTAAAGAAGCCTCTTTCTGATGTTCAAGACGATGATGATTATGGAAATGACACATGGGGCAGAAAGAATATAAGTGATCCAACTTGGCCACCAGGAGATGCGTTGATATCACAACCGACTGGCGGTACAACAGTTTCACCAACTGGAAATGTGGGATCATATAATATGTCCGATGATGGGTCATTTGCAATGTCAGTAAGGGATGGGTTAGTTAAGTCGGCCTTTAGTGATATTGTTGAAGAATATATTTGGCTTTGGGATGGTGATAGGTTATATTTCACACAAAGTGTTGAAACTGACGCATTGGGAAAAACTAGCAGGAAGCAGGTTCATCATTATGATTTGGCAATGAGAGCCGGTTTAGAGAATTATGATGATGATCGATATGCACGCGGATTTGTAACATTTTATCGCAGTAAAAGTAAAAAACCTGAAATTACCACATATGGCCACGCTTTTGTAGATCTTTCCTCTAGATTACAAGATAGGCTTGAGCGTGCTGCAGATCTTGTGCCTGGTAGTTATACAAATACTATTATAGATCCCACTGGTACTAAAATCCCACAAGAGGTAGAAGCTTATAAGCGACTCAATATGATTTGGAAAATTGCCGCTAGAATCGATGACGAAAATGTGGAAAAGTTTTGGGAAGAATATCCAGAACTGGCCGAAGAATCCGAGACGGAAGGTGAAGAAGAATCTTTAGGTTTTGGCTCCGAAGAGGAAGAGGAGGCAACAAGAAGACCTATTAAAAAATCTCCAGTGCCAGTGGTTGCAATTCCTGTTTTAAAACAACCACCTATTGATAAGTTATTACAAAAACCAACAGAAAAACCCGTTGAAATGCCAAAAAAGCCCAAAGAGGTTCGTATCAAATCCACGGAAAAAACTTTCAAGGATATAGTTGAGCCGAAATCTGAAACATCTGTAAAACCAACAAAACCCACTAAAACTAAAAAGGTGTTGGTTCGTGATCAGCTAATAGACGAAATTCTTGATAATATTGCGTCTAAAACTAAAATGCCTTCTAAGACCGAGGTATCTCCTAAAACTGAGAAGTCTAAAAAAGATTTTTCCATACCAAAAAGTGATGAGGAAGATATTGTTAGTCAAATGTTAGCTGGAGAAGATGAAGACATTGGTAAAGATTTGTTGGAAAAACCAGTAGAACATCTTCGTCCATCGGCTTTTGGTAAGGTTGAACCACTGGCAGATGATAAGGGAAATGTATTGGTGCGATGGCCAATTATTACGACAATACCAAAGATGTCAGAAGAAGCGCGTTTGTATTTTACTCCAGAAGCTTTAAGTGAAGGCCCGTCATTACGCAAATTATTTATGAATCCAAAGGCGTGGGAGTTGTTGCGCAATGAAAAACAGCTAATACAATCGTGGATTCTACCAGCGATTGTTATGACTATTGGCGCAAAATGGTTCAAAATAAATAGTGGTAGAAATTATGCAGGAAAAAAGAGATCTAAATATGGAAAAACCGTAGAAGATACGCCGTTTAGAATGTTTGATGAAAATGATGCAGAAGCTATTAAAAGAGGTATGCTTGTAGAAGATCTTCCAAAAACTCAAAAATATGTCCAAGATATAAATAGAATTTTAGCCAAGATTTTAGAAGAATATTTCGCGAAAGGGTTTAATATGGAACCTATAGATGCCTGTTGTTATAAAACACTTGGCAGGGAAATGACTAAAATTGTCGCTGAAGACAATGACCATAAAGAAGTGAGATATCCGGTATGTGCGATTTGTAAGGCGCAAAAGTCAAAAAATGCCGATATTTCTAAGATGAAAAGAACTACTGTTGAAAAAAACTTATGGACTTGTCTGGAATGCCAAAAAAGGGCAGAACAGCTAGAAAGTGTGGATTTATCTGATGTTAAAGCTAAAATTTTAAAATTGAATGATGAAATTGATAAAATAAAACATCAGATTATGCAATCTGGTGTAAGTCTTGAAGATGTAGAAACCGAACAAGAAAAGCAACGAGTTTCTGAAAAGATTGAAACTAGTAAAAAAAAATATGAGGCATTAAAGCTTGTTATGCTTAATATGAAAGAAAAAGAAAATGATATATCTAATGAAATAAATAAGTTGCGGGCTCAAAGAAATGTGCCCTATATGCACACATGGTGTCCAAATGATTCGTGTCCTGGCCAGCGAGTACCATTAACCTCCATAGATTGGAACAATTCGTTTTGGAAAACACCTGCGGGAATAGAAGCACAAACCGCTTTAATGGAAAAGATGGAAATTATGCCCCCTGGCGAATACAAGTCTGAACAAAAAGCGTCTGACTTGTCAGAAAATGATCAAAAAAGAGGACAAAAGCCTCCACAGTGGATGCTTGATGTTCCGTTTATATGTCCACACGACAATGTGCATTTTACTCTTAGAGATGCTGTGGGCAAAGGATATGAGCAGAGAGGCGGCCTTTTTTGGAAACCATATCAAAGAAGTGAGTGGATTCCTAAAGGCGAACGTAGTGTCCCTCAAGAGGCAATGGAAAATATTGGTACCGATAATGATGTGGAAGAAAAGATTGCTTATCAGCAGCTTGGCAAACTTGCTAGAAATATATTTCTTAAGAAATACTGGGATGTGTATAATTTAACAAACGAATACATATCTACAGAAATAGAAAAAAATAGACCAATAGATCGTATTGTGCATGACCAGGGATATATTAGTCTACAAAGGCGTCTTATATTATATGATGTTGTGAGAGATTTTTCGGCCATAGATTCCGAATTGTTTGTGGGATGGCTTGCTGGTCGTGAATTTGGCAAAAAATTTGTAAAAGATGATGATGGAAAGATTAAGAATAAACCTATTATAAAAAACAAATCATCTAAAAATAAGTCATTATTACCCACAAAACGTGAAGAAATTTATTTGCCATTACTTCAGCAGTGGGTAGATAAAATGTTGCTTGAGCGGGGTGGTTATGAAAAATATCATCTAGATGATTGGGTAACAGATAGTGAGATGGATGGCATTCCACATTTTAGTGATGGGGGGGCGTATTTTGTTTCAAAAATAGAAGAAAAAACCATCGACGCTGAAGAAGCTGGGCCGGTTTTTAATGGGTTTGAGTGTGGATTAAAACCGAAGATGCGTGGCGGGAAGCCTCTTAGAGGAAAATCTGAGTCAAATGTTAAATTGCTTCGCGTCCTTGGTGTCTGGAAATTGACATCCGCTGATCTTGTACTTCTTGGGGACATAAATAGTAAATTACCAGGTATTTTAGATGGTACAACGGCCATACAAAACTCAGAGACGGTTCGAAAGCTACTTAAGGGGAAATCTAATAGAATTTCTGAGATATATGGTCATGATTTCCACCGGGCATCTTTAAATGCTGAAGGATCAATGTTTGCGCCAGATGAATATGTACTAGTGAAAGCACTTATTATGCCGAGCAAATATTATTGGGCTCCAATCGAACATATAAAGAATCTGCGTAAAGATAGTGATGATGATGATATGTTTTATCAGTTTGGTATGGAAGCTGCTGGGCACAACGATGACCCAACATATTGGAGTCAGCTGAATAATATGCTAAAGGGTCTTAAAAATCCTGAAGAGATGAAGGCAGTTATCGAGGGACAGATACTTCATCATGGTGTAGATACACAAGAAGAGATGAGTCCAGTGATCACTGTAATTGAAGAGGATCTTGATAGGGAATATAATGAATATAAAAAGAATAAGCCGAAAAGAGAAAAAAAGACGGAAAAGGTAATAGAGGTGGTTATGGAAGATTTGGATAAGGAATATAATGAATATTTAAAAACATTGTCAAAACCGCCTAAAAGTGATGCTAGGGATACGTTATCTTCGTACAAAAAGAAGCGCGAATTTGACGAAACTTCCGAACCAGAGGGCAAGGTTGAAAAAAAGAATAAACACAGGTTTGTGATACAGAATCATCTCGCGGACAGGGCTGGTCAACATTGGGATCTGCGACTGGAGAATGATGAGGGGGCAATGTCTTCGTGGGCGGTTCCGAAACATAAACTGCCTGACGGGAAGACTAAATTGCTAGCGGTGAAAACAGAAGATCATCCAATTTCCTATATGCGCTTTGAAGGGGAGATTCCCACTGGCGAGTATGGTTCAGGGAAGGTAGAAGTCTATGATTCAGGGACATATGAGGAAATCGAGTGGGGTAAATCTAAAATAATGTTTAGATTAAAGGGCAAAAAGGAAAAAAAGACATATAACCTGATTCATACTGATGGAAACAGGTGGTTATTGATGGTGGCAAAGGAAGATGAATAAACATATGGTGCTGAAAATACTATTAATAACCTAGCATCATCTTGTTAATTGGGAGTATCATAATGGGTGTTGCTGATTATATTAAAAGGAAATTCCTTGACAAGGAGTTGTGCTGTTCTGTAAATAATGGTGAGACGGAGACCATATTATATGAGTGTGTTTGGTCATTAAATCGTGAATATCTGCAGGGAGTTGTTGTTGAGGTTGATGATGATGTGATTGTGTTGGAAATAGCTAATTGGGGCAAAATGTACATAAATGCTAAAGAAATTTCATCTTTTTGGGAGCCTGAGCGAAATCTGCATGCGGCATTCCATGCGACGCTTACCAAAAAGTTGGGGCGAGCGCCAAGATGATGTCGGAGACGGATATGGATACTATTGGCATCAAAAAAGTCGCTAAAATCGTGAAACGCAAGGGAAAGTTCTGCGTTATTGGACATAAGAAGGATAAAAGTGGAAAATATCGCAATTTTGGTTGTTATAAATCTTATGAAGAAGCGAAAAAGCGTCTCAGTCAAATCTATATGTTTAAATTCAAAAAAGCGGAGCTATTGGACACAATCATCGAAGTGTCTGACGAGCTGAGTGATCGTGGTATGTTCCACATCTCCGATGCGCTCGCTGGATGTATGGAAGCGGTTGCGCTGGAGAATATAGAAAGCAATACAGTTTTAAAGTTAGGAAAGATAGTTGGAATTCTGCAGAAAAGGGGTGAGCCAGAGATTGCTGAAAGGATTGACGCGATGCTTCCAGAACTTCTGTGTTTTGAAGATTGCGGTTGTATAGCCGACGCTCCAGCGCATAAAGTCCGTATGACCGCCGATAAAGCATATGGGATGGCAAACAATCTAAAAGCGAAATATCTTGATGGGACGGTTGATGAGAAAAGCCTCGAATACGCCAAAGCTAAAGAACTTGAATCTATGTTGAAAACTGGTTTTCTTCTGCCTCCGCCGGCTGAATATAAAGAATTGCCCGCCGATTCCAAAAATTGGTGGGAACACTTTACAAATAGGGGTGCAAAATAATGAGAAATTTTGATTCATTGGAAGACCTAATGGGGTCTCTCCATTTGTTTTCTAAAGAACAACTCAAAGAGCTTGCGGGGCAAATCGAGGATATCCTTAGTAAACATAAGGAAGCTCTGAGTCCGAAAGAGGAAAACACAGAACTCACCCCACTCGACGAATTTGAATTCGCTAATGATATGTCGGCCTTTGCTGCTTTGGCGAATGACCTTGACAAGCGTGGATTTTGTGAGGCTGCCGACGAGATAGACGAGCTGCTTAAGAAAACAGCCGTCAAGAAGAAGGAGCCTGGTAGGTCTTTTGCTAAGTGGATGCGACAACTTAAAAAGATGCAGGCTCCGCAGAAGATTATTGATAAATTCCGCAAGTCGTATAAGGTAGCCCTAGAACAAGCGAAAAAGAGAAAGAACCATAATGCGAACAAAGCTGAAGAGTATGCTGTGCGAACTGCGGTAGGCGGTTTGCCGAAAAAGTATCTAAAAGAGCCTAGTAAATTTCATAGTTTTGAAAAGTGTAAACCGACCCAGAAGGCCGAAGATGCCGATCTTATGACAGCATATCAGCAAATAGGTCTTGATATCAACAAACTTAAAAAACTAACGCCACAGCAGCTCAAACATATTATAAGGACAAGGAATCCTGGTTTGGCCAGGCAGTTAGCTGAGCAGTATTTTAGGGAATCTACAACTCAGCGTCCGACTAGTGGATCGCAATCCACTTCTCAGCCAGTTCAGCCTGTCCGTCAACCAACCCAAGGAGATTTTCCGCCTGAGGCGACAGAAAGGGATTTCCCATCAGCGGCGACGAAGGAAGAGTTGTTTGGTAGGAGAAAATAATATGCCTAGGTTTCCACTTTTTAAACTAGCTGACGGTCCCCGTTCCGTGGGAGACAGGATTGAATTGAAAGGTTTTGGAGGAATGAAGTTCGAGGTCGTGGATGTCGTCACGGATGAGGAAGAAACCTATTACAAAGTCAAGCCGATAGCCCAGATCTACGGTATTCCAGCTGATATGGTCAAAGAAGATCGTCACAGCGAAATCAAGCCGTTAAAGGGAAAGGCGAGATTTACACTATCCAAACGTGCTAGGGAATCGAAATAATGAGGCTGACATGAGCGATTTCCCATTGAGCAAACGAGCGCAGGTCTCCGCCGCCCAGAAAACGGCGGAATCGCTGTTTAAGATTATACAGTTCCTGTTTTATAGAGTACCACCTAAGAGCAGACAGAAGTTTATATCAAGATTAAGAGGGAAGCTTGTTAGATTACACCCAGGGACGCTTTCTATGAAAAAAATGCCTCCAAGTAGTGCGATTGGCCAAGGAATTTCGCTCACAAAAAACCTTTTGAATGGTCTAAATCCAGCTTTTACCCAACAGGTATTATTGGAACTATCAAGGCTGTTATCTCAAAATATTGGGATACAACAGCAAAATTTGCCATTAGGTGCTCAGAAACCGAAATAACGCGGAGCGAAGTAAATGTCCTTTTTATCCAAGCGCGCATCCATGGCGGAGCAGGAAATACAAAGGCTCTTCCTGTATATAATACCAGGAACCACATTTGAGAAGAAGGTTTTCTCGGTCGGGGGATATGAAAGAGATGCCCTGATGGGGAAAGAGTCGAAGGATCTGGACATCGTTGTAGAAATGAAGGGCGGAGCCGAACAGCTTGCGCATTTTGTGAAACATATGTTCCCTGAAGAAACTACAACACCGAGACAGCTTGGTGCGGCCTATCCAATATGGCACATTGGTTTCAAGGAGGATGTTACACACAAGGATGAACTCTTCAAGACGAAAGGTGGTGAAATAGACATAGCAGATACTCAGAAGGAAACATATCCTGATCCTACTTCTCGGCAAAGGGCTACCGAATTTGCCACTTTGCCAGAAGATGTGCAGCGCAGGGATTTTACTGTGAATATGCTCCTGAGGGATCTGTCTTCTGGCGAAATAGTGGATCTTACAGGTTCGTCCAAGGGGGATATTGAAAAGGGGATTCTGCGTGGTCATCCGCAGGTTTCTCCTGACAAGATGTTTTCGGAAGACCCTCTCAGGATGATGCGGTTGATCAGATTTCAGGTCAAGTATGGTTGGGATATTCCGCTTTCGATGCTCAGAGCTGTCAGGCGCAATGCTGAGCAGATCCAAAAAATATCGTGGGAGCGAATACAAGAAGAGCTGATTAAGATGATGAAACTCGGAAAGACTGATCGGGCGATCCAGCTGATGAAAGTGACGGGTTTGCTGAACTATGTCCTTCCAGAAGTTTATGGATTGATAGGTATCAAGCATGATCCGAGCAATCATCAGGAGGGGGATGTGTATAAGCACACCCTGCTGGTGCTGTCCAACGCTCCTCCAACTGTTGTCGGGCAATTGTCTGCACTCCTCCATGATATCGGAAAGCCGCAATCACTGGAGTTTATAGATGGCAAGATACGATTTTTTGGTCATGAGAAGGTCAGCGGTGAAATAGCAGAAGCTGTTTTAAGAAGACTTAAATTCGACAATGGCATTATTAAGACGGTCAGGAAGATAGTTGAAAACCATATGAGACCTATCGCCCTGCCAGCAGCTTCGCCAAAAGCTCTTCGTAAATTTGTCAGGGACATCGGCGACGAAATCGTCGAAGCGGTCCTTGAATTGGCGGAAGCCGATGCTCTCGGAACTCTGCCTCCCAAAAATTACGTGCCTGAATTGAGAAGCAAATTGGAAGAATCTCAGAAAATCCCAATAGCAAAGGTTTCGATCCTCAACGGTGAAGAGATAATGGGTCTTCTGGGCATCAAGCCAGGACCGAAAATCAAAGAGGTTATGACCTACTTAAAAGAGCTTGAAGATGAATTTGCTGAAAAAGGTGAAATTCTGACAAAAGAAACAGCCACGCAGAAGATTATGGAGAGGTTCGGACCGATGAAAAGCGCAAACAGATTCCAACTGAGCAAAAGGGCGATGCAGGTGATTATAGAGCCTCTTGATCCTGCCGTACAGGCAGCAGTCCAAGAAGTCCAGCGAATCGCTCCCGACACTTTAATGAAGGTAAAGAAGGTTGTTGTGCATCCTAGCGGGGGTGCTGGTGAACTTGGCCATGTGCAAATGGGACCTGATAAAGATCCCCACGAGATTCATATATTTAAAAGCAGGATTGAACAGATAGCGAAGCAGCAACTCGGTGCGTCTGGTGGACAGATCGATCCGAAGCAACTTGCCGAAGCGGTCAAAATGGCCCTCATAGAGACAATTTCGCATGAAGGAGCGCACATAGGTGGTGCCAAACGTAGTGAAGAGCAGATTGGGAAAGGGCCTTTTTTTGGAGAAGGTGAGGCCGAGGCTAAAGCGAAAGAGGTTATGCAACGCGAGAAACAGCTGATGCCGAAACCTGCGCAAACAAGATTTTCGCTTTCCAAGCGTGCGATGAAAATAACTAGGGAAATGATCCCAACATTGTGGTATGAGGATGAGGCTGGTAAAAAGCAT